GACGTTCTCCGGATACTGAGGGGGAGTACAGTTCTTAGCCGCAGGGGTGTCGTGAACAGTCTGAATGACAGTCTTGACCTCAGGCGGAAGAGTCACAACCTTTTCTACGGTCTTAGTAGTTCCTTCTGTCTGGTTCTTCTGAGCCGTAGTCATAGTGGTGATTTGATAGTTAAGAATCGAGATTGTTTGATCTCTGTTGTGCAGTTTGGTCTGAAGACTGTGAATGTAAAGAGCCGTACCGCCGACGGCTAGAACAGCAAGAACGGCTGCAATAATTTTGGCGTAAATTCCTTCTAGCATAGGAGTCCTTTTAATTATGATTGGTGTTTTAGTAGCTGGCTTACTTGTAGGCGGAACCTTGAACAACGACACTCCTCCTGTTAAGTTTCAAAAGAATGCAGTTGCCTTGGTTGTCACAGTGGATGACACTAACAAAGCCTGTGGAACTGCGCCTAAAGGTTGGAGATACATAGGCTGTGAGTTCGTAAAAGACGGTCAACCGACAATCCTTCTGCCCAATCCTTGCCAGTACGACACTGAGTTTTACGCCCATCTTCTGTGCCACGAGTTAGGCCACGCCAACGGGTGGAACGCAACTCACGACAATTAGAGGTCTGAGAAATCCAACGGCTTGTTGGTGTCTGCGATACTGGCCACGAAACGTTCGTAAGCCTCGTCGCCGGGGAAGTGAAACGTCAGGGCTGTGGCTGACACAGATGCCTGCATCTTAGCCCACGCTTCAATCAAGGCACGACGGGCATACTTCATTCGGCTTTCGCTGTCTTCGTCCGGTTTATCGCAACAGGCTTCTTTAAACTCTCCCATTGCATTGATCAACTGGACTGAACTGTCAGTTACTTCAGCAGCAATGCGTTCGATTCGTTTGTCGTCTGTGTTATCTGTAGGGTCGTACTGAAGCCGAAGATCGTCCCAGTAGAACTCGTCGATCATTGTCTCTCTAGTCGGCATCTTCGTCTATCTCCCAACCAAAATCATATCTTTTTTTCTTGTTTTCAACTCTACGCTGACGATATTTTCGCTCAGCCAAGTCTCGGGCTATGTGGTTTCTCCGCCGCATGGCCCTTCTTTGTTTGTGGCCGTACGAATTCATTCCCTTTCCCACTACTTCTTCCTGTCTATTACAATGTTCTCAGGAGAACCTGCTCCCCATAGATAGTCCCGAATAGCCTGATGATCTCCTAAGTATTCCGTGAACGCTTGGGCAAACTTCACAAGGTCTTCTCGCATGATGTTAGCTGAAGCCTCAGGCGTCGCGGGTCTTATGATTGCATACTCGGGAAACAACTTGACTTCGTATATGTATCCAGTGGATCGTTCGACGTAGAACGACGACTCAGGGTCTTCTTGACTGTTATCTTCGTACTGTCGTTTCACGTCTGCGATTATTTCCTCGAACTCAGGGTTTGTAACGATCATCCAGTCCTGTGCCTTTAAGGTGCTGCTCTAGCATGAAGAGAACGCAGCAACCTAGATGTGCCAAGTGAGGCAGACCGCTCTCAGGGTCGTTGTCTTCCCCGTCGTTGTAGGCTAGTAGATGCCGCAAAGAACTCCCAACAAGTCTTGACTGTTCAATGCCGCCTCGCCAATTGTGGGCCGCGTACTTCTTCGCTCCGAAGCCGAGCACCTTTGCGATTTCAAACAACGGTGCCGTCGGCAAGAGGTCAGTCCGTGGTTTTTCTTGGTCATGTTTTGTTCCAGTCAACTTACTCATAGATGATCTCGTAGTCCTTGTTCCATTTCTTCATAGCTACAGCAACGGCGTGTTCACCCGTAGCTCCTGCTGAGAACTCCCAACCTTTCAACATGAAGATTGCATCGGCTTTGATTACGTGTTCGACGTCCCAAAGATAAGCAGTCTTGAAGTCGAAGCCTCGTTCCGCGACGAGTGCATGATCACCAGTCTCACAGGCTTCAGGGTCTAGATCGTACTCTTCGTCTTTTTCGGCAGGATTATATACTGTCCAGCCTTCGGCTTTGAGTTTTTCAGCTCTCCCGTGAAAGGAATCGAAGTTAAAGTTCGGGTAGCCTGACATTGGCCCCGCGATGTAGATTGATTTAGCCATTCATTAACCTCTTTGTAGTTGTGAAGAATGTTAGGTATGAATTGATACATGACGTCCCATCGAACATCTGTTTCGTCTAGGAGGATTGCGGTGTCGGCTCCGACTCCGTAAGCGGCGTACATGACTTCCATGTGTCCTGACTTCCCCGCAGGGAGGACCAGTAGGGCATGGGTGGAACGGTCCAAGTGTCGCTTATCAAAGGAGAAGACGTTCTTGGCTGCATATCCTTCAAGCGCTTCTTGGTAGGACAATCCTTTGAGTTTCTGGTGAGATTTCCAACAGTCGTCTGCTTCCGGCCCTGCCGAGTACCATTCATCAAAGACCTCCATATGTGGATTCTCTGCCCGTAGCTTCTTCGCTAGAAGAGGAATCTTTTTGTTTCTTAGGCTTCCTATTAGATACAGGGTAGACTGTTTCGAATTCATTCGGTTCAACTTCCTTCATCTTCTAATCCCATCAATTCTTTCAAGCCTTCCAGCTTGTCTTCGACTTCGTCTTCAAATGCTTCAATTAGTTCAGCAGACGAAAGTTTGAGATACTCAGCAAGCTCCCACGACTCGAAGTAGTCTGCAAGCTTCTTCTTCAACTCTTCCACTAGACTAGCTCATACCCGACTTCAGCTTCGTCAAAGAATCCTTTAGCCATTTCCAAGCTGTCGGCCCATCGGGAAAGCAAATCATCAGAAGGCCTAGCGCAAACCACGCGACTAATCCCGCTCTGAATAAGTACCAAGGCACATGATGTGCAAGGTGGATGTGTGACATAGGCTGTGCAACCTTCTGTTTTCTTGGCAAAGAGAACTGCGTTTAACTCAGCGTGAATTGTTCGCGCGTACTTAGTATCTCGATCCTTATATAGCTCGGGGGCGTCGGACATGAAGCGAGGAAATCCATTAAATCCTTCGCCGACTCTTCGCTGCAAATCGCTGTCAACGATAACGCAGCCGACTTTAGTGGAGGGGTCTTTCGACCATGAGGAAACTTCATCAGCCGCTTTAAGAAATCGTTCATCCCATTTATCCATTATAGTTTCCTGAAAATTGTAATAACTCTAAATCTATGGTTAGTTGACTTAACCATTCCTATATAAGCCTCTACACAAAATTCATCCTTTCGATACATAGGAAGAACTTGATCCAACCAAACCACGTGAGAACCACTCGTTAAACGTGAAAGCGCCTTCATTACTTTATTACGCTTAACCATCGTCGGAACATAGTGATCACAGTCTTCAATTGAATAAGGAGGATCAGCTAAGACAATATCATACTGTTCAAGAGGAACTGTTTCGAGTGATTGGGCATCGTCGATATATGTAGGATTCAGATCAGTTACTAAATCAACCGTATCTCCCGGCCATGTGGACTGATCTACACACCCGCTAAATAGATGTAGAGGATTCTGTTTATCAGGGAATAAAGATTTAATGCGCTTTAGATACCCGTGAGGGTATCCCCCATAGTATCCACTCTTTACTTGATAGTTGTTACCCATTACCCACGTTCCAGTAACCCTTCCGTCCTCTCCTAAATGAATGGCTTCTGGAAAACCTGTTTCTTGTTTATAGTTTTGAATACGTTCAGACCAGTCCATTATATCTTAGTCCTAGCCCCGTCGTACCAATGGTAGCAGGTCTGACATTGAAGACGCTGTATCTTGTAAATACGAGTCCGTCTCGTACCTTTTGAATGGGAATGCGTTCCTCCACAAGAAGGACACTGTTCGCTCCCCGTTTGACCCATGTTCGGGTGATTACGAATGTGTGATCGAATCTTGAGATAGAGTTTCTCCGTAACGTCTACGTCTTGGATGCAGTACTTAGCCATTCGTTTCTGAGCGGCTTCGTCACCTGCCATGACTTTCTTCCAAAGACCGAAGCCTTCGTGTTCCATCTTCGCACCGACACCTAGAAAGGGTCCGATGAATGCAAGAGAGTTGCGAAAGAAGCCCATCTTCTTTATCGTCTTGATTAGATCAATGCTGGTGCAAGGAGGACGCGGCGGAAGACCGTACTTAAGGAACTCTCCGTCAAGCTTAGGCTCGTCGTACTTCGCAGAGTTATACCCTATGATACAGTCGGCGTGAGACATTCGGTCGTGTACTTCTGCGAGCATGGTTTCTTTGCCGTGTTCCCATTCGGAGAACAACTCGGTCTTTCCGCCTACCCACTTACATCCGACACAAAGGAGGCCACCGTCTTCGATGATCTGTTCAGGTTGGACGCTTTCATCCCAAGCCCGCCAAACGTACGCCTTAACTGGTCGCCACTCAATGTCGAGGACGAGCATGTTCTGTGCTGGTAACTGAGGCTTAACCACCGTTGTTCATAACTTTCTTCTCCTTCCACCACGAAAGAGGAATAGTACCCTCACTCCATGGGAAACCATATTTCTCGGCCCACTCCCAGTTACGAATCTTAGATCGTTTATTTCGTTTGCCGTTGGCGTTCTGAAATACGAACCTAATGTCTAGGTCTGGATTGGTCGCTTTAACCGCTTTCATTTTCTTACAGGCAGCGGCGTCTAGGTAGCCTTTGACTTCAATGTAAATTCCGTTGGGTAGCTTGTAATCGGGCAGGTAACTGCCCTTCATAATATAAGGAATGAAGTGAGGTTCGTGTTCGAGGGATTTTTTACTTCTCTTGGCTGCGTCATACACAGCCTCTTCGAACCCACTGCGAAAGTTAGGACGCTTCCGGGACATTCGGCTCTTTCTTTACTTGAGTCAGCCAAACCGGACCCTTGGCGTAGAAAAATTTGCGAAGACCTTTACCGCCGTTGCTGTCATCCCAACACTCTTCTTTAAATGCACAGTACGAACAGCCTACTCCAAGCTTTCGATTACCACTTTTACCTTCCGGTTCGTCCGGATAACATCGTGAAGGTGGCGTCGGATTTGCCAGTACGTCCCTAAGCTTTGCGATTCGGGGACCGGGAGGATTACCGAGAATATATTCTTCGTCGAGTCCGGCATAGCAAATTCTTCCGTTAACCTTGTCAGCAACTAGAAAGCCTGCCCGTGTATCCTCAAGCTTTCCAAGAGCCTTGAGGCAGTTCGCGTAACCTGAGAGTTGGCTGACATATCCAAACGGATCATCGAAGACATAGCTACCCGACTTGAACTTCTCATAAGAATAGCTCGAAGCTGACTTGACATCAACGAGAACTCCGTCAATGATCGCGTCGATGTGTCCCTTGACTCCGTCTTGTTCGACTTCGTATTGTGCGTCTTCGACACTGTGGCCAGACTCCTTGGCTAGAAAAAGAAGAAGGACTTCGAGAATGTCCCCGTAAAGAAACTTAAACTTGACTTGGCCGTGAAGTTTCTCTGCCGTCTCTGGCTTGTGCTTAGCATACCAAAGCTGGCGGTCCTTCTTTCCAAGAGAAGAAAAGCGGAGGACGTCTTCAGTCGAACTATCTCGTTTAGCCAAACGGCTCCTAAGTAAGTTCTTGAAAACCTCCCCCGCCCACTCGACGTTATCCTCGGACACCTGATGATCCGTGTCGTCGTCTAGGATACGATAAATGTCCTCAGGCAACGACTCCGGACTCATACGGACGGCAGAGGTATCTGCGATAACGTCAGTGTCCATTAGTTATGCCGCCTTAATTGGCCGAACGGTGTCTCCGTCACGAGTCGATGTGAAAGAAACTCCGTTCTTATCTAGAAAACGGCAGACCATGAAAGACGAAGCCAGAAGCGTGTGGACAACACCGTCGTCACCGAGGACGTAATGGGTGCCACTAACCTTATTCAGCTTCAGCTTCTTAGGACTATCGATACGATAAATCTTACCGTCGCCATTCACATATTCGCGAAAGGTTTCGCTAGAGATATCATACCAATCTGCAAACGGGTCTTTACTCATTAAGCGATCTCGAAACCACGACGCTTGGCACCGCGAACTGCGTCACGACGACGAGCGTAGTCAAAGAGGAACTGGCCGCCGCGGTCTACAATTGCGAAGCGACCGTTGGGAAGTTGAGTAATCTTAACCATGCTGTTATCCTTTGTGTCTTCTGGCTTGTTGAAAAAGTAACGAAAGAAGTTAAGCTGCATCGTTGACAGCCACCGGCGTTTCGCCGTAAACTTCATCAATGATTTCGTAGTCGAGAACACCCTCGTTCTCAAGCCACTCCACAATCTTCTCGGCGGTATTAGTGTCGAGGTTATTCTCGTACGCCAGATTAGTCTGGAACATAAACGTAGTATTCTTCAAACATTGTCTCCTTAAAGAAAGACTGTGAGGCTAACAAGGAGGCTTCCGCTGGCCCACCTCACAGGTATTCGCGGAACTCTGAATAAGGGGCAGACTATTTGTCACACGCCCGTCTGCCATGGGAAACCTACTTAAAACGGGACGTCGTCGTCTAGGTCGTTCTCGTCTTCAAACTGGTCGCCGTCAGGACCGCCTTCGTGGGGAGGAAGGGCGTGATCAGGACCGACTTCATCAGAAGCCCCGAAGAACTCGTCGTCAGGCGACAGAGGAGCGAACTCGTCAATCTCGAACGGGACGTGCGACAGGATGCGAACAGCCTGAAGATAAACTCCCGACTCTGCTCCGGCGTAGTCCACGACCTTCACCTTGACGTCAGCGACGCTACCATTGCCAATGAGCTTGTTGCCCCAAGGCTGACCGGAGACGTCGGTGATACGAGGACTGTCGTTAGTGCTGCCGTCCTTGTTGTTTTGAAGAACACGAAGCGAGAGAAACTTTCCCTTGCCGACGCGGTTCTTATCCGCTGCAATCTTCTCGGCGTCTTTCTTCTTCTTCGGACGCAGCTTGCCTTCGAGATCGTTCTCTTCCAGCAACGCCAGACTTTTGGCGTCAGGGGTTACGTCGACAGACCAATACGGTCCTCGGTCGTACTGCGGCAGACCCGTGTGTTTACGAGGAGCGCCTACAATCTTGGCGTAATCTAGGACGCCACGAATAACTAGAAACTTAGGTTTAGCCATACAATTTCCTTCTAACAATTACTACAATTACTTACCTTACTCTTGTATTATACCACTACTGGCGCTTCTTGTCAAGCTCTTTCTTTACCTCCAAAAGAAATTTTGTTCGCCGTTTGATAAAACGTTTGTATTGCTCTAGCGTCAACTCTTTTAGTGTGTCTCTGCCCATGTCAATCCTACCTTGGCGTCACCTTCAATCGGCACTCTATAGTTGAAAGCTGTCCCGGCTCTAGGGAAAACTGAGAGAGCCAGTTCGATAAACTTCTCAACATCCTCTCTTTTGACGCTCCACTGCCACTCATCGTGAATGTCAGCGACTTTTCTTGCGTCAAGTCTATGTCTCCTAACTTCTAGGTCGAGCAGAATGCTCGCCTTCTTCATCAGTCTAGATTCGTCTCCTTGGAGCAGATAGGGGATGACCATATGAGGCGAAGGAACAAGAATAGGAGTCCCGTCGCAGAGAGTAATGCGACCTGTACGTTCAAGTTCTTTCTCCAATCGTTTGATTAGTTCATTGAAACCGGGAACTGATGCAATCATCTTCCGCTTGAGGGACTCGCCTTCTCTCGCAGTCAGCTTAGTACCGAACTGTGCTTGGTCGGCAGCCAAACGGGCACCCCCGCCACCCATGATTAGAGTGTAGATGAACTTCTTGGCCGCCGGTTTGTTAGCCAAGCCCAATATCTGTACGTTCTTTTCGTGAGGATCGCCAGTGAGTACCGTCTTAGCGAACTCTTCGGAGTACGCGTAATTCGCAAGGATGCGAAGCTGAAGCCCTTTGGCATCCACTCCAACAAGACTGTATCTATCAGGATCGCCACACGTAAACAAGTCTCGACATTCGTAAGCCCACGTTCCAGCTTCCCCGAATAGAATCTTCTTGTTTTCATCTTTCTTTACTGCCGGAATATTAGCGCTGTTAGGATTACTATGCCGATAACGAAGGGTACTGGCGATGAATAGCTTCCCATGGATTGCATTAGTCTTCGGATTGACTGCATCTAACCACGTCCTAACCATGTTGCCACGACTGTTACACACCAACCATTTGGCGATAGCCGTGACTTCTGTCTTTCCTGACTTCTCTGCGTAAGCTAGAAGACTGTCTTCATCTACCTTCGGGTTGCCTTTTTCAGTGAAGGATGTAGGTTCCCAACCATGTTCCAAGAGCTTTTCAATGCGTTGAAGTGGACTCCCAAGGTTGAAATGTATCCAGTCATACGCGTCATAGCCTCCGTCGGGTCTATCTCTGAGTTCTGGATACTGTTCAACGTGTCGTTCATAATTTTTAGTACGAGTTCCATCCTGCTTACGTCCTCGTGCAAATGAAGCGACGACACCGTAATGTGGAGGGAAGACGGTGAATATTTCTTTTTCGAGTTCTTCTTGTCGTGACCGGAGTGTTGCATAGAGTTCCTCTGCTTTCTTTACGTCGAACGGGAATCCGTTTCGGCGTTGCTTGTTCTGAATTATGTTCCACGACAAGTGTTCAATCTCGCAGCCTTCTTCTTTGAAGCCTACATCGGCCATTCTAGCTGAGAGCTTGCGATACAGACGAGCAGTAAGAGCAGTATCATTCCGACAGTAGTCAACCATTCTTTCACTGAATTTGTCCCATTCATCGAACTCTGTCTTCGGAAACTTTAGACGGTTACCCCAAGCAGCAAGACTGTGGCCGCCGCTAAAGGTAGGATTGTAAAGTTGGCTAAGAACAAACGTATCGACCACTTTCGTAATAGGGATTCCAGCCTTCCAGTGGCGATTGAGCATGACAAGATCATAAGCAATGAAATTATGACCGACCATAACATAGTCAGAATCATACCATTGAATAAATGAATCCATATCGGTGAATGCACGTTGCTCTCCTGTCTCTATGTTCTCTACACAGACACACCAAATCCTCGTTGCGTCTTCCAGCAACTCGTCGGCTTCAATGTCGCAAGCCCAATAGTTATCAGTTGCCGAGAGGTATTTCAAAATAATCTTCTATCTCCATGAACAAATCCATCATAAGGGTATCAGACTTCTCGGTATCCCCGTCAGCATTAAACCACTCCCGTCGAATGCGATTAAACTCTTTCAAGAATCTCTGGTCTTTATCAGAATGGCATGTCTGAGTCATTAATTGAAAGTCCTTCCTCGTATTTCTGGATTGCTTCTTCGTCTAGCTCTACAAGACGGCCAGTGATTTCATCATAGAAAAGCCAAAGGCACGGCCCTGTCCTACCTGAAAACCTATTCTTGACGATAGAGAGCTTGAGGACGTTGCGACGCCAAGGATCGGGATCGTCCTTTTCCCTATACAAAGCGATATGAATGTTCGCGACTTTCTCAGGACCGGCTGACCCTCGGGCCTCACCCTGACGGTTCGTGTGAATAACACAGAACACCGCGATGTTAAGTTCCATCGTGAGAGTTTTAAGCTTGGTTGATATTTCATCTAACTGCTTCCTTTCGTCTCCCGATTGGTCACTGACAATGATGGACAGGTGGTCGATGAAGATGTACTTACATCCCATGACCGACATGTAACGAACCTTGGCTAGAATCTCATTGATGTCGTTAGACCCAAAGTGATCGTAGAAAATCGCTCTGTCATTATTGATAGTTTGATCGTACGCCTCTTTGAGTTCTTCTTCCGATCTCGGCGTATCAGGAAGATGATACGGTTTGTTTTTCTCGATTGAAAGAATGCCGAGCGCGGTGTCGAAATTCGGCTCTTCAAGATGTAAAAAACCCACCCCATAACCCTTCTCTTTGACTTCGGGGTTAGTGAGAATGGCGTGTTCGATTTCTTTGAATATAGACGTCTTACCGACTCCGGTATCAGCCATGAGCAAGACAGCTTCACTGAGACGGATTCCATACGTCTTTTTGTTGAGCGGTCCCCAAGGATAGGGAATGGAAAAGTAACTTGGACGGTTAACGATTTCATCCCACATATCCTTTCCTGCTTTCAATCCGTCGGGACGGAACCGAGGGGCGTTGTACCATTCCTTGATGAATAGCTGACTGTCGACTCCTTTTTGCCTGTACTCCGACGGGTCTTTGCCGTGTTGCAACGACATAATCCGAACCTTGCCCGAGTTCGCAAACAGTTCTGCCACCTTCTTTGCGGCTTCTTGCCCGGGATAAAACTGGCTTCCGTCAGGGCGTTCTTTGGCTTCGTCCTGATCGAAACAAAGTACTATTTCGTCAAAGCTGTTGAGATACTCGAACTGTGCTTTACAGTCTTGGACTGCACTTGATGCTGACTTAACAGACACAACAGGATAACGACTGCCAAGAAGAAGCCAAGCGGAGGGGGCGTCAAGTTCGCCTTCAACGACAGTAATCCCTCGGGCGCTTCCGGCAGGGAAAAGGTGCTGCCCAAAAAGTTCTGATCCGTTGATTGCATCTTTGTTCTCCGCTTCCCAGTAGAAAGCCTTCTCGTTTCTCCGACGAACCTTGTTCGCTACGTGCTGCCCGTCTTTGAAGTAAGGATATCTGTGCCCGACAGAAGAAGTCTTGTCCATGCAGACGTCGATTTGATACTTACGAATTGCTTCTTCGGTCAGGCCTCGTTTCGGAATTGCCCGAAAGACAGTTGTGACAGGAGTTACGTTCTTGTCTGCAAGTCCTTTAGGATTTACGCGAGTTTGAACCATTTGTGAAATTTCTATTTCTTCTTCTCCATATTTATCATAGTACCTGTTACAAGAAAAGCAGACGCCGTGTCCGTCCGAATAGATACCGACTGCATCAGAAGATCCGCAGACACGACACGGGCCGTGCTTTACAAAATCACTTCCGTTAGACAAAATCCTTTTCCTCGTTAATCAACTTGTCCTTACAAGGCGGGAGCCAGTCGAGAGTAGTTGGTCTAATGTCGTTGTCTTGCCAGACAAACCAAGCGTAAGCCGTAGCCGACGAAGCGTCGGGATCGTACCTGCCTTTCACCATCGGGACACGTTCGACAAACTGAAGAACATGAGACGGAGGAAAGTCCTTGAAGAGTTCGTTGTATCTCCCTTTGCCTTCTAGGAAGGCGATACGTAGAATTGCAGCAACTCCTAGGTCCGAAGATTCCATCGCTTTAAGAATGAAGTCTTTGGCTAGGACAAAAGGAGGATTAGTGATCGTCCAATCGACGGTACAGAAATCATCTTTCAGAAAGTCCTTGACAGGATACCCTACGCCGTAGTCGTGAACATCAGACGCATCTACAACAGTAAAATATTCCTTTAGGGTTCTTGCCATGAAACCGCGATTGGCTGCGGGCTCTCGGCAAATGTCTCCTAGTTCAAAACCGTGGTCGATTAGATAGTTCATCAGGGCGCGAGTCGCCCAAGGCGGGGTAGGAAAGTCGTCTAGGCTGTCAGTCGGTTCGTGTCGCCGTTGCATCACGGCTGTTGAATTAGTCCTGCTATTCAATATCAAGTTGCCTTTCAATCTTTCTGGCTTCTGATAGGGCGGCTTCACGATCTGCTTTCGACAGTGTTAGATTACCTACCTTAGTTTTCCAGTAGCAGAGTTCGTCTTCGAGACGTGCGAGTTCTGAAGGATTACGTGGTGCCATTTTATCATGTCCTGTACAAGGGTCCAATCCAAGGGGGTCGTTACAACCGAAGCAACGACAGACCATTAGTTCTTCCTGTATCCCGGGTGAGAGTTCTTACTGTAAAATCTGATACGGCTATCCGTGTCGGGAACACGCGACAACTGCCTTTCTCGACGCATTAGCATTTCAAATTTGTGCAGCATCAGCTTCTCGTATTTGTCCACGAGATTTCTCCAACTAATTTGTTAACATGAATGATTATCTAGACCATCCCCCCAAACCCCCCTTTTTCTCGGGGAGCCAACGGCCTACGGCGCAGGGAGCGCCATAAGAGTATTATACCAAGGTTAGTCTAGGTTGTCAAGTGTTTTCTTCGGCCTCAAAAGGCTCATAGGATTGGGGATACAGACCTTCTAGGATGGGGTCGTCAGGGAGGTCTTCCTCACCTGCGGCTGGCTGGTCTGCGTAGCCGAATACATCCTCTATCACAGCCAGACACGTCGGACACGGATCGTAGTCTTCGTGGTCTAGATTGTACTGTGGGTCTTCGAGGATAGAGTTACAGATGTAACAACGCATAATGTTTTTCTTTCGCTATGGCGGGCCTTCGTACGCATCCCGCCCGGACTACAAACTATTATAACACTAATTAACAGTAAAAGAAAGTCCATAATCAGGGGACGGAATAATTTCTCCTCCGACTAATTTATCAAAGTAACCTTGCCAGAAAAGATAAACAGGTTGTTCAGAACCGTCATCCATTGGTAGTTTGATTGTATATTCTCCTGTATATCCGGGCGTATTCTTGAAAGCCTCTTGATCTTCTTTTTTTGCGTAACAACTTTCTGCTTTACGATAAGCCTCGTCATGAATTTTTATTCGTTCCAAGGCCTCTTTAGCTTTTTCTAAGTTCTCCCAAGTGATTTCCAACGACGAAGTCGTTAAATTAGTAGAGAAAGTGTCTCCTGTATAGTATTCTAATTCAATGGTATATTTCATTTCAAATACCCTTTAACTGAAGGCGTCAAGTGCCTGTTTTATTTACAAACCCTGTTACTCCTACTCCACTTAATTCGCCGCCGTATAAATCAATGGAAATGGCGTCATCATTTTTCCAGAACTCAGGGTCTTCAGAGACATCGTCATCAACTATCGAAAATCTAAGTTCCCCGCCAGCTTTCAAAGGAAAGCAGACTTGTAAAGAAGCCGCTCCTGAGTAAACATAACCTCCTGGAATTTGTTCAAGTAAGCTGATTAAAGAAGCTCCGGTAGTCTTCGATAGTCTGGCCTTCGAGGCCGGGGGCTGTGTTGATTTCGAGGACATAAGCTCTATCTTCCTTTGCGTTATAGATTACGTCAACTGCTCCAAAGTCAAGCCCAGTCGCTTTAATAGCTTCGACGGCTGCGATTCTAACACTATCCGGCGGGTTACAATCTTCCCTGACGAAGACGAAACCGTTATTGTGGTTTCTAACTTTCCAGTTAACTCGCTCCAATGGCACGTCAAGGCTACGAGCCTTTCTTTGCTCAGAAATACAGGAGTACACATCGCCTTTCCTTCCTACGTGGATTCGATACTCGTCTTGCTTCTTGATGTATTCGACGTACAACGGGGCGTTTGGCAAGTCCTCTTTCTTCTCTACGATTTCAATTCCCTCGCCACTGTGCCCCGTCAGCTTGTGACGAACAACTGTTGTCCCACTCCAAGTGACAGTCTCCTTGCCAGTTGCAAAGCGCGGGACAGGGACACCGGCTGCACTTAGAACCTCGAAACACCGGCGCTTGTTCGTGGCCTCTTTCACTACTGAACCGGGGTTGAGGCACGAGTTCAATCGACATTCGGAATCTCCCCAATTGATTGCCGTATCAAGATCGGATTGGATTTCGTCACCAGACTTATATCGCCGCCCTTTCAACGCACGAGCCAGTTTCCTAGCGCTTCTAGATTTTCTAGAACAATTAACTACAAACACTTTGTCCTCCGTTAGAATCAATCGCCTTCATCGGGGTAGTCATCTTCATCGAAGTAGATTTCGTCAAGCACTTCTTCTAGAAATTCATGGTCAGAATCGTCTTCGTCAGGAGCATCCCCGTCAAACGGAACAGTAGACGGTGCCATATTAACAGTGTGGGGTCCATTAAAATTTACTGTCAATGGCGTACCCGTCTGAACAGACATGGCCGGTATCGACGTGCCGCTGTCACCAAAGTCCGCATTTAGGAGTTTCTTGATAATCTTCTTAGCTGGCCGTTTGAAAGGGTCGGGCTTCAAATCCACGGGATTGTACATCGACCAGTCACGACAGTAGCAAAGGTCTTGAGCCAGCCTGATACCGGTTTTAATAGACTGGTCTATGTCTGAGTCGGTAAACGAGATAGCATTACGAATTATTGAAGCCTTGTCACCTAGGATGGTTTCAAACCAAGCCAGACTACCCATTTCTGACAACATGGTACAAACTTCACGAGGATCAGGAAAATCAGCAGAAAGCGTGTACAGTCTTTCCAAAACACTGACCCACGTCTCAATAATCTTTGGGTCTGAACATCCCCGCAAAGTCCTGACTTCCAGACTGCCGAACTTTTTCAAGGCGTTAGGATTCAAACCGGCGTAATGAAGACACTCCGAAAGAGGATATTCCCCGTCGCATCTGATGAAACTTTTAAGAGACGTAACAGTTCCCGGAGCATCTATTCCACGTAGGCAAAACAGATTCCCTACTCTGTGTTCTCCGCACCATTCAGTCAGACACTCTTCGAGCGTGTAGTAAAGTCCTAGAAAAGCCGCCAGACGATTAAGATGCCATTGCTGGCAATTCAAGTGGACATGAACGGACGTCCTGTTGCTGTCATCTAGCTTACTTTTCTTTTCTTTGAAGACTCCCCACAAAACCTCCAACGCCTTCGGGACTTCCTTGAATTTCAATGGCTTAGCCAGAACATATTCCCCGTTGTCTTCTCCTCTAAGGCTCCCATCGGGATGATACAACCACGGCTCAGGCGTGTCGTCGGAATGAGGTAGTTTTTTTCCTTCGACTTCAATTTCGATTCCGACCTCGCCTTTGACCGACTTTTTATTGAAAATTACCCCTACGTTGACTCCGGGGCGGGGCGTTTCGTTCTTAGGAATAAATACATCTTTAGCCATTTCACACCTTCTTACCTCACATCTTGTCGATTGTGTAAAACAAATTCAATTCTTCTACGACTTCCTTGAAATGGAGGAATTTATGGGGTAGTTGAACCCTGCTGAAATCCCCCTTCGGCATAAAACCAATGACGTTTTCTCTGTAAGCCAGAAACAACGTTCCGACTGGGCCACGAACCAGTGCGAATTCTCTGTCAAAGGCGACCGAAATATTGGTGAATTTACCCGACGACAATTTCTCTAGGATTTCCTTAGGCGAAGGATACCGACCAAGGACACAATCTTTAAACGATTCGGAATAAAGATTTATGACATGCGCACGATTAGAGTCGAAACACGAAACCGGATTGACCATAATCATGGAGCTTTGCAGACCTTGTTCCATTTTAGGACGACTAGGAATGCGCTCCAAATAGCACGCAGTTTTTCCATCATTAAACATCCCCAAAGGAAATGGACGAAAACGATTAAATCCCGGAGAATTCATCATTTTCCTTACGATCCTTGCGGCTGGATTCGCCTGCATCCATTCGTCAAGGGCAGGGCCCAAGCCTGAATGTCCATGGGGAATCGAGTTTAACACAGGAACGTGCATGTTTTGGACAGCTTCGACAGGAGACATATACACCCGAAACTTGCCGTCTCCTTTGTGATCCGTTATTGTCCAAATTAAATATGGCTCTCCTTCGTACGTAACTACTGTAGATTTCAACCGTGAAAGAGCTTCGCCTAGATTTTCATAAAAATTAGGATGAGTCGCCATTGGAAGTTACCACCTGCTATAACCGATCACGAGAGTTTCTACTGGGTATTGAAGGTTCGCCATGACCTCAGCGTCGACAATGCCTGAATTCACCGACTCTCTCATGGAGTTGAGAAGCTTCTTCGGAATTCGGTCAGGAAGGAACATAGAGTTCATCATATCAATGGCGTGAACCATTCTGTTCCAAACTTGCAATCTAAGTTCCTGACTGGGAACCCAAAAGTTTGAAAGGACTCGATATTCTACCCCATAAGGCTTATAACGACAGGCTCCTAGCTTGCCATACAAGGTCCTTCGAATCTTGTCGTCGTCTTTGGTGAGTGACCAAGGCGCTAGATAATAATCCAACTGTTTTACAAGGTCTTGACAATTAAGAAGGTGTTGGAGATCGCCTAGGTCTTCGTCTTCAGTCCAGCCAACGTGCAAGTGTCCTCCTGCACAGCGAACTAGGGGATTTTCTGGACACGGAAGAGGATTCACGCCGCCCGTCCACGCATCAAAGTCGGGCCGGCAACCTAGTTCTTTGTTTTCATCCAAAGCCTTGTCAAATTCTTCCTGAGAAAACGTCACACTCGGAATCCACTTAAGTGTGTGTCCTTTAGGAAGCATCGCTTCTAACTGGGCTGTGACGGTTGAAAGATTTTCATCCCATTTTTCAAATGTATTTGCAGGTTCGATGTTGACTTCAGCCGCCATTCCATCTACTTGAACCCAACCTTTATCTACCTTAAACGGCTCGGCCTTCGTCCCCGGAATTCCCGCCGAGTCTGCGGGAACTGGCTTTTTTCCACAAAAAACAAAGGCTTCTGGATCACATCCGAACTTGAATTCTTTCGGAGCTTTGTGAGGCTTGTTTGAAGAGGGCACTACTTTACCTTTCTTAGTACTTTCTATCCCCAAAAAAGTATTAAATACGGCGTCTTGGGTCGCCGCGTAAGCTTGCATATAAGTCTGTGTTAGTGAAGTCGGCATTCAAATACCCCTATCCTAGTTTATCAAAAGCACCTTGTCGTAGATAAATCTTAACGGTTGGATTTTTCATTTCCTCGTTGTATCCTGAACACTCTCGACAAAGAAGTTGTCCGTCTCTTTCAAATATTGTCACACCCGGTTCGCCAAAAGTAACCGGCCTTCTACACCACTGACACCCGCCGTGAGCAACGGGCATAAACTGGTCTTCGTCGATTATGTTGGCGTAAGGATGCTTTTCGTCCCCAATCAAGTGAAGGTACTTGACCCTGTTCTCAGAACGGGACGTCGTCGTCGAGCCTGAAGATTTCTGACTCGTAGCATTGGAAGTAGGGATTCCAACAGTCCGTTTCTGATTTGGGAACATGAATCCCGGAATTTGGGTAAAATTTTGGTCACGCTGACTCCCACTGCTGTAAGGTTTCCCTGCAATCTTAGTGGTTTTAGGCTTTGGCTTCTTTTTGTCCGGTCCCGGCTTGGCCAACTCGTCTAAATCAAACTTGTAATGAATGTCGGGTTCAAACGAGAAGTACCCTACGACCTTGCCTTTTTCAGACGACGGCTCGCTATAGATTTCGTAGCTAGAAGCGGACGCTTCAAGAGCCTCGCGGATCATCCACCATTCCGAAGCCCAAAACAAACGCTCGAAATTCTTTTCATACGCCATGAACAAGGTTCGATGTTTGTTACGGAGGAAGTTAAGCGTGTTGTCGGTTCGATTGTACCAACTAAGTGCCCACGCTCCTGTTTGATATTCCTTTCCTTCATAGCACAGTTTGATTGCAGATTTGACTCCTAGCTTGGCAATCGCGGCAAAGAGAAGTTCTGAATCGGTTCCGTACTTTTCACCTACGGCCTCTTCCAAAGCCGAAATGCTGCGAAGACACAAAGTTCCGTTGTGAGCCCCGACAATGTTTTCTATGTGAAACGGGTGGGCATTGGCTTTGGAAATCCCGCCACGAGTGGCTGCCCTGTTGTGGCCGATGAAGGCGCGACTTGCGTTCCCGTTAAGAGCCTTCTTGAAAGGCTCCATCTGAAACAACGTGATTGGATCACTGTCCACCTTCGACAAAACTATTTCACCGTCAGCCCGGACAGCCGCCATTCCTGTAGAGTCTGTTCCTCTGAAGTAATCCGCCAACAAAAGGCGCTTCATCGTGAATTCGTCTTTGAACAACAGACGCCCGGCGCATCCTACCAATCCACACACTATTTATCTCCTTCAACAACTGTAAGAACAGGACGCTCCGTTTGTTTCTTAGTCAATTCTCGCTCCAAAAGATAGTCGGGTTTAAGCCGACGTCGGTTGTTTATCCAGTCGATGTCTTCGTTAAGAATCACCAACTCGTTGATGTAGTCTAGGAACCACTTCGAATACGCGTTGTAGTCTTTATATTCGGGGTGACCTTGGACACCGAAGAAACAAGACCGGCGACAGAAGAAAGCTTCGACGTCGGCGATCTTTCCTTCCATCTTCAACGTGTCGTTTTTCCAACGAGTTACCGATTTGTGTGACCACGCGATAATTTCCATGTGTTCGCACGGAATCACCGACTGATGATGGACAGAAGAAATCTTGTCTAGGTGGATTTTCTGACGACAATCCCACATACTGTGATCGCCGTTATGACCGTCAATGTGTTGGTAGAGTTTCGCTCCTTCCATGACGGCTCCGAACTGAGCCCCTCTGCACACGCCGACCATGGGAATCCCATTTTCGTAACAGGTCATGTAAGCAGTTAGGTCTTCGAAATCTCTTTCTTCATCTACGTACGTCATACAGTGACGCGTCTCTCCGTAGTAAGCAGGATCGACGTCGGGTCCGCCTGTGAACACCACTAAATCTGCGTCTTCGATACTGTCGGCACCCGTACAATAGGCCCTACTGAACAAAGCGGCAAAACCTTTACAGTCCTGAGGAGGCCCCACAAGGGCCACTCTAAGATTTAGGTCTGGAAATTCCAACCCGTGATCCCTCACTACCAGAACTCTCTGCTGTTTACTCGGGTCGGTCAAACTTCCCTTTTTAAGAGCCATGTCTTCTTCCTTGATTTTTCGTCCTAGCATATCGACTACAGGTTGGACGCCTTCAGGCAACCCCGGTTTACCATAGATTTCTTCCAGAGCCGTTTTGTATTCAGGAGTCCCCGGTCGCAGAATACAAGGATTCCCTTCGACAACAGTCGCGACGGGTTTACCTGATAAGGTATCCGTATTCGTCTCGTTCAGTGGCGACGTCTGCGACAACATCATCTTCTCCTTCAAATTTGCATTCCGCTTCTTCTTGTTTGTCGTCCGGTGTCGCCGACTTCCTTTCCCCATTTTTGTATTCCTCCGAATCTAAAGGCGGTTCTTCTATTACAAATTCGTCTAGTACGCGCAGCTTTTTAATAGCTTCAGGCAAGTTTCCTGTCCAGTAATCGTATTTGGCTTCTTCTAAGGCCCACATAAGCCGCATTCGAAGCATACGTCTCCGCGATATTTCCAGTAGGTTCATAACTGTCTCCGGAGGCTAGAAAAGGGTGAGTAGGGGACCGCTGGACTAACACACCCAAATGAGAATGTGCGTAGGCCCCCTACTCTTGCCGCGTATGGTGTCGCGGCTGGCGACTACAACTGGCACTCTACCTCTACAGCTAATCCTTCCCCAAACAAGGCACCGCAGTCGTGCCGTTACAGCCGTTCCTTTTCAGGGGATTTAGAAGGGGCGCGGGGCTGTCCTAGAGGTCAACAAGTAACCTACTTAGGAGTTGGTTGCCGTCGGTACGGCCTAGAGGCGAGGGGACTCGAACCCCTTTCTTACAGTGGACCTCAAGTCCAGCGGTAGTCGAATCAAACTGTGCGGGCCTCGCACCCGCTCGGTGGTCCATGTTTCTTAAAGGACTAGTCGTGAGCCTAAGCCCGCTGCGGTCAGTCCACAACCACTAAGTTAGCAGGGCGCGACCCTGCTTGTTCTTACTACTAGGAGCCGGTTTGGGGAACAACTTCGACAGTTCCGAAATCGACTGAAGCAGTTTCTACAGATTTCTTAGTTACCGGTTTTATGCTCGGATAGAACGAAGAGTTAATTCCACTAGAAGGCTTGTTGGGACAGCCTTTGTCCACTCTCTCTTTCAGTTTAGCCACCCTGTCTCCCTTCAACTGGGTCGGGAATTCGGTTCGCAACGCTGCCATGATTACTGGCGCACCGGCAGCGACGATTTCACTCTCTTTCTTAATGGACAGTTTGCCGTCCTTCCAGATTTTGAGTTGCGACTCTGTTTGATCTACCGCAAGAGCCTTCTTGTCTTTGTCGGACAATAATTCACAAACTTCATCAACGGCTCTAGGAAGTTCTGTCCAAGCCTTCGGCGGAGTGAACGGGTCTTTGATACGTCCGTTACCGATGTTCCTGAACAAAGCAAAGACGTAATTCGGATGTGAACTACCGTGGCCGCTGTCGAGACTCGCGCCGGTGTAAACCGAGTTGTCAATAGTCCGCAGGAACTCGAAACCGTTCGCCTTTAGAATCTTCAGCCATTCGTAGCCAACTGAGCCCTCGCTGATTTGACTGTTTTCGAGAATGGCGAAAAAGGCGTGGTTCGGCATTTCGTCCAAACCGAACGTGCCGATGCGAATTCTAGTTTCGAAGACGTCCCGAAGCGTGGGACCGGCAAAGGCCAACTCGCCTTCAAACGTGCAAGCACCGTTGCCGTCACCCGACGTCAATTGAATACTGGCAGGCGTGTCAGGATGTTGTTTAAAGTTCTGAATGATGCAACAGGCACAGCAACCCCAGTATTCACCGGGAGTACTTGATCCAAATCTAAGAAATTCCATTTCACTTTCCCTTCTGTGGTTCCTTGTGTCCCGAATACTTATGATAGACGTAAAGAAGATTCGCGCTGTTGCCGTTCTTGACTCCTTCTTTAGGAGACACGAGTTTAAATCCCGCCTTCTTAATAACAGGCACCCACCGTGTGACTTGATCGTTGTTGTTTGTGGCGAGAACTATTTCAATGATACCCAGTGGCCTATGTTCTTCACAGAAGGCTAGGACTCGCTTAAATCTCTCTTTGTAGGTTTCTGTCGGGGCTTCGCCTATGGAAATAGTTTGTCCGGGTTTAACATGATCGCTACTTACAACCGAAGCACTCTCGCTTTGACCGTAACATTCCAAATCAGGATGACAGTGGAAACCGTAAATGTGTTTGACTCCGCAACAGTGCCCGCCGTGGTAACACAAACTAACCATTGATCCCTCCTTCTGGTATTTTACGAGTCGCAGTCAAACGAGGATTGCGCCAGTCCCCTGTTTCAATCAGTTGATCGGAAACTACAGGACCGTTGTAAACATAGACCCACACAATTCTTCCGCAACAAGTCTCGACTTGCTTTCGGTTGTACAGCCCACTTTCGGGGGCGTCCGAGTGATAGCCTTCGTAGGCATCTAGCCACGCCGACACAGACGGGTCATTAAGGACGTAGACTTCGCCTTTGACCTTAGGCTGATTGTCGTCAAACGTTCCCTCTGAACCGTTCAGAAGCTTAATGCCGGGAAAACTTCCTATGTGGTACATCAGTCCATTGATGCTGTCTTTGCCCAACGGACTAACAGCAAAGACTCTTTTTTCTGAAATGTCCGCCCGCTGCCCTCTCATAAGAGTGCCGTAGACGAAGATTAGGTCGTGCTTTTTCACAGACGCCTACTCCCCGAAACAAAGCCTAAATTTCTGTCGTCTCTTGTTTGAAAATTCTGTACCTGCTGGTACACCTTTCATTCTTTTTTCGAGAGTTTATGGTAAATCCTCGCCTCTTAAGTTCCTCTGCAATTTTTTCTTGCCGATAAGCGTGGAATCGGTATTGGAACGCCAAGGCTCTGTCGCTCATGTCGCTTATCGGTCGGTCGCACTCGTCATCTTCCGTCTTTGATATAAGTTTGAAACGGGAAAACATGCCGCGCCCTTCGTAGGCATCACGATTTCTGCGAACTTTGACCAATTTGAAACTCCCTGGGCCGACACTTAGTACTGTGCAAACGTCTCCTATTTTAAAATCGGTCCCTGAACAGACAGAAACTACCTCTACGGTATCCCCCTTTTTAAAACGACGTGTTTCTTCGTCTTCACACATTTTACTTTCCTTTCGATGCGGCTTCGGCATCCGCGCCAAGCCAGTGAAAAGGCGGGAGAAACAGCGGCGCTTCTTGGCGCTTAAGCTGGCGCTCACGGTGACTGCATCGGCGCGCCTTCAAACACACCGAGGAGTTGTCACAGTCGTTACAAATTTTTCGAAACATCAAGAATTCCTTTTCTTCATCCACTTACCGAATTCAATCGGCGCAATGACAGCAAGCACCAAGGCCCCAACAGCTAGAACGAACGGCCAAAATAGGATTCCAAAAAGCACGGCAACGTCTTCATCACCGGCGGATTCGAACCAGTTATAATAACCGCCAGCCACGAAACCTACACCCACACCGACGCACCACGCGAAAATCAAGATTTGTTGAAGTTCAGTCATTTGATTTCTCCTCGTTACAATTGCAAGGACTTTCAGGCAGATGCCCCGCGACTCCTATATAATCTAAATCGCATCGTTGTTCTTCGTATTCTTTCGGAACGAGGGCACCGCTGGACAGCCGTTTAAGTCCGAGGAGATTTTCAGCGAAATCCCACTTCTTCTTTTCCTCTTCCATCTTTCGCTTCACGGCTTCTGCTTCTCGTTTAACGGCTATGTACTTTTCTCTGAGTGAAGCATAGCTACTAACAATATTCTCACTGTCTTTCAGACTCAGGGCTGTTCCGTTGACTGTGGCAGCAGTTTGTAGGAAAGTACGACGGCTGCGGGCGTTTCTCCAATCTACGTAAAATTTAATTTCGATTTCATTCCCTCTAATTTTCGACGAAAGACTGTACGAAGTCAAATCCATAAGATCGAAGTTGTCGGGCACTTTGCCGTAGTCAGAACTGGCTAAACGACGGGTTTTTTCGGTTGGTAGTCTCTGTTTTAACACCCAGTCGTCAAAGTTCTTCGCAAATGAATTGATGCAAGTCGCCGCAATCAACTGGTCTGGCGTGACTGCCTTTGCGTAAGGGTGGTCGATGATAGGATGTGGACGCGTTGCAGGACCGAACAACGCACAAGCCAGATACGACTCGCGAATAAACCTGTGAAATCTAGGCACCCAAACCGAAGCAGTAAAAGCCATGCCTACTCCCCCTAGAATTAAAGGCTCTATAAGCATCACTTTAACTCCGTGTATTGGCCGGTCCGAGGGTCTTCGGCGTCTTTGTGCATCGAATGGAGTTCGTGAAGACAAGGGCCGCAAGTTTTTGCGTTGTCGGGTTTAGGGAAAGAATGTTGGTCGCGCTGGCATCGAAGACAAATCATGTCATTCCCCTCAAGATGTTGGCACAGTGTGCCAAAGAGAACAAATGGAGAACAGGGCAGTTTCAGTTCAGTGCCCTAGGAACGAGCAGTTTGAGTCTTGCTCAGGACTAGCTAGTATAATTCGGCGGAGCCAAATGGAACATCAGCGTGATATACAGAAACAACATCACAGCCATGATAACTGCGACGAAGACGAGATTAGCCCCGTTGTCCAGATGTTTCATAGAACACTCCCCTGAATGAACACAGAACTCAGTAGGACGGCGAACCTTGCAAGCGTTTAGGGCAGAAGCCACTCGCCGTCCGACTCAATTCTGCTGGACAAAATAAAAGGGCCGCCGGTTTCCCGACGACCCTCGTAAATAGCGCGATAAGGGTTTGACAATTACTTCTTCATTGTTCTTCTCCTACGCTAAACAACCTTTTGCTCTAACTCTTTTTATCGTAATTCAGTTTGAGAATCGCCCGCTCTTTTCTCGTCGCAACAGAAGTGTCGAGAATTTCTTCCCCGAAGATTGCGATCCTTTTGATGTTGTCAATCCGATACACCGAAATCTTAACCTGTCTGTCACTCGGCAAATCTTGATGCGTATTGGGCCGACGACGGACACCGAAAGCCGAAGGATCGTTGATTACTTGATCCGTCGCTCCGAAATAGTAAATGTCTTCGCCCGGAGCGATTTCTATAGTTTGGAGATAGTAATTTCCCTTGTTTTCGATTATCGGCAAATCTTCTACACGAGTTCCCCAAGGAAGAGGACCGACGTGAAAACTATCTGCGTTCAGTCCGGCTTCTTCTAGCCGACGTTTGAGCATACCTTCGTAACCGGAGGCACCGTTTGTCCGAAAGATTATGACACGTTCTCCGCGACTGACTTTTCGCAGCCCCTTGACTGGATAAGTCTCGGTGTCGATAGTCGCAAAGGTACAGCCGTGGATTCGGCTCACAAGAACCTTTAGCGTTTCGAGTTCCATTTTACTTGCCTTTTAGTTGACGAATAGGAAGCCTGATTGCCAAACTTTTGCGATCAGAGACTGCGTCGAATCCTTTGAAACGTGGATCGTGGCGGTGAACGTGATGCGAAACCGAGACAATGTGCGGATGGTAGTCTTCCGCAATCGTCCAGCGCGGCTTAGACGGCTCATAGCCGTTTAGCATGTCTGTAACTGTCATTTTCATTCCCCTTACTTGCGACGATAAATCTTCCCGTGCTTTTTAATCTCTTTCGGCGGGTTCTTACCACTGAAGTCATAAAAGCCCGGCTTCTTCGGCATTTCAACAGGCGTTTGCTTTTCTCGCGAGGGTTCTTTTGAATTAGGAGCGACAGTTGCCGGAATATTGTCGGGAAGGACTCCGTCGTCGTTGCGGCTTTTCTTTTCTCTCGCCTTTTGTTCGCCTTCCTCTGCCTTGCGAACCTTAGCCCGCGTTTCCAGCATGATTTGGGCAGCTTTTCTTTGCGGATCGTAGTTGCTTTTTGCTCCGGCGACCTTCGCGAGTGCGTTAGTCCTATCGACTTGTTCAGGACGAAGTAAATCCCTAGCTAGCTTGGCGAAATACCTGTCCATATCTGGATTTTCGGTTTCGGGGTTCCTGTGGAAGTCTTTTATGCCTTCACGCTGCGTTACCATCTTATCGCCACGTTGCTCGAAGACGCGCCCCATGCCAGACACACCGGCAGGACGGACAGGAGTTCCACGGAAACCGTGTTTCTTAGACACTAAAACGAGTCCTCTTTATATGAGTGCGAGAACGATAAAAAAGAACAGCCAGAACACGAGAGCGAACAGGAGACAGTCGGGGTCTTCTTGAAGCCCTAGCTTTTCGAGTAGCTTAGACATTACTCCCAAACCCTTCCTTTTACTGTGTCAGGATCGGCGACATAGTTGAGAAAAACAGCCCTAGGATTGTTAGGCTGGTCCTCAAACAACCTTTTTGCAATTCTGTCGGCAGGAGACTTTATTGAGCAATACCCAATTAAAAAGCCTTCACTGTCAACAATTCCCCAAGCGTTGTGTTCACCGGCTTCAACTTCGGTCCAACCGGCAAAGTCAACGTCAATAGGAACTACTTTGTAAGTCTTAGTCATTTTCATTCCCCTTTCATTGATTGCTAACTAGGACAGCGGCAACTCCGTTTCCTTGTGGCGGGGAACAAGTTGTCGGTTAAGAACTGGCGGGGAATGTTGCCAGCCCGCTGTCCTAGTTAGCAATCCTCTTTTCTTTCACGAAACCTTTTCAAAATTTTTTGGCATACTGTGCCAAGAATTAAGTTGCACTTAGCAACGCTTCGCTCGAACAGAACAAGGAGAGAACGGCGAGCTCCAGATGTGACAAATGACCGGCAAGGGCAAAGCCCTTCCGGCCTACTGATCTAAGTTAACAACTAGGGTTTCACCCGTACTTGCAGCCTAGCAGCCACTTTCGGAGTGAAACCCTAGCATCAAAGACAGCCGTTAGGCCGCTTTAATTTCATCGGCGTACTTGTCTCCGTACTCCTCGGAAATAAGAGTAATCGCCCGATAGAAGCCGATGTAGGCTTCGAACAGACCGGGAGTGTCATGCCAGCGTTCAACCGACGCGCCGACATTCTCCGTAAGAGCCGAAGCCATTTTAAGAATGTTCTTCGGATTGAAGGCCGCTGGAAGCCGCTCGGAAGCCGCTGCCTGTTTCATGTCGGCCAAGTCTTTGTAGAGAGTGTTAACAGTCCGCTTGCCATTTAGTACTTCCGTAACAAGCGGCTTAACGTCGGCCACTTCAAGCGGCTCAAAGAACGCTTTAGCGTCCCCGCCAGTTACGAACGACCATGCGTCAACGGCTCGAACAACCCGCTTACGGATTGCCTCACCATTGCCGAACGGAGTCTTAGACTGGTCCCCATTCTGTTTCGTTTTGTAACCGAACCCCTTTCCAAGAAGTTCAGTAACTTCGTCGGGGGACAAAATGCCCTGAACCCGACCACGGAACAGAATGTCGCCGACCTTGCTGGAAGCTTCAGCGATACGGGATTCAGTCTCGGCGTTGGACTCGGCATTGCCAGCGATAGAAACGACGTTTTCGATCGCTTCTTCAGCTTCGTGAAGCAATTCCACTTTGTTGCGGACTGCCTCAGTCTGCCGACTGGCAATTACTTCCAAAGCATTGAGCCGATTCCGACGGTTCTTGTCCGCCATAGAAACAACGTTCTCGGCTGTCTCAGCAGGCATGTCCTGAACGTCTGCAATAATCTGCTCAGGCTGTGTCGTCGGCTTGTTGTTCTTAGTCATGTCATTCCTTTCCTTGCCCAAGATACTAACAAGAAAAGACGTAGGAAAACGACAAACGCTCCCCTTTGCCTAATCCAGCTTTCGCTAGGGCATTTGCTAGGGTTTCACGTTGTCAAAGACGCCCGCTCCGAAACTTTGGCACACTATGCCAAGAAACGGAACAAACGGCGAACGCACATCTGGAGAAGATAGGCGAACGCAAAGGAAGAACGCGCGTGTTCCCTATCGGTTGCTCAACTCACCGCAAATTATGCACGGTTCACCGCAAGCCCAAGGAAAGACGCCACTTCCCGCAACAACAACGAAAGAGATCGGTTCCAGTTCCTCGGTTCGTCCCGTTTCTTGCACGGTTCGTCGTAGATTCACGTTCTGTTCACGGTTTGTTCTCGTTTTGTTCCCTGTTTGTTCTCCTTTCGTTCTTGGCATACTGTGCCAAACTCTCTAGGTCAAAGAAAAAGGGCGGCCAGTTTCCCGACCGCCCAAGTAATTCGCAAGTCAGTGAGAATAACCAAGGGAGTCTTTGAGTATTAAGCGGCTTTCCTTTAATCCCTTTTCAAGTTGAATAACCGTTGCGACTTCTTTCGGTTTCATCGCTCGCCCCTTTCTATCAAGTCGGGATTGTAACCGTTTAAAGCATCTACTGCGGCTTGTATCTCTGGCTGCAAGTCCCCTGTGACTATTACTTTCGTATCTTTCTTCCTCAAGTCATGCCACGCGTTGTCTATTACGTCATGTTGTTCGTCTTTTACTGTCTGTAAGTCATAGTCGCCGAAGTGTACTTCCCATGCTTCTCCGTAATTAACAAGGAGTGTGTAATATTTGCGAGAATTAGTCATTGTCTTAGTCTCCGTTACTTGTGTTCACTAGTGCTGCATTACTGGGGCTGCTAGTATTAGTCCTAGTGGTAAGCCCGCCATTATTCCGAATAATACACCGTCAATTACTCGCTCGCTTTTGCTTTGATCTCTGTCTCCTATCCAATAAAACACCAATGAAAGCCCAATCATGGTGCCAATTACTGTAAACATTTTCCAATCCTTTACTTCCATTTGACATTCAAACTGCCCCTCACTTGGGACAGCAGATAGAACAATCGACAAGTCAAACGGTTCCATTACTATCCCGCAACAACAGGTCGGGACTGTGTGGCTGGCCTAACACACAGGGAGAACGCCCTAGGCACGTAAGTAGAACGGAGGGGGATCAGAGGGTGGGGGGAGGGGATCGAATCGCCTGATGTATTGATGAGTGAAAGTCTACCTCAACCGGGAAATAAAAAATTAAAAAATAACTAAACCATTTAAAAGCGATTACAGAGCAAATCCCCAGTATCTGCTACCCACGTAGCCAACAACCCCAAAAACCTTCTGTAATCGCATCCTACGAAGCCTCAGACACATTTCAAACCCTGACTCAATCCCCCTGTTCCTGTCGACAGGTTTTTATACTACTAGTTAACAAATCTGTTAACAAGGTAATTAGTTAACTGTAAATTGTTTACTACAACTGTTAACAAGTATGTTAACTAACATGTTAACTAGTTAGATATTTTAACAACATTTTTCTCTTTTGTCAAGTCTTTTCTTTTTGTCGAAATAAAAATGAAGACAAAACAAAAAAGTTCTTGACTTTCGCTGTCGGATTTGTTATAATATGTGTAGAGGGATTAGGAGAACAAATAAATCACAAATAAAAAAATACAATCAGAAGTCGAACAGGATGAAGAGGAAACCCTTCGTTCTGTTTTGTCGTATCGACAGAAGAAGTGGTGCAAAGAATTCATCGTCGACTACAACGCAACAGCAGCGGCTCGAAGGGCTGGCTACAAAGATACTCCAATGATCGACAGGCAGGCGTATCAACTCCTCCACAATCCCAAGTGCATCGCTTACGTCGACTATCTCGACAAGGAAAAGGCTAAGTCTCTCAAAGAAGAACTCCTAACCCCTGAGTACGTCGTAAAGAAAATCATCAAGGCAATCAACAAAGCCGAAGAAAAAGACCAAGTAATGGCCGTCTTTCGAGGGGCGGAACTCCTCGCTCGTCATCTAGGTATGCTAACCGACAAGCAGGAAATCAAGACTGAAGAAACAGTCAATCTGAAAGTCGAAGAAGACGCCAAGTCCTTCACCGATCTCCTAAAATCCATCGCAAACAAAAAGAAAGAGCTTGAGGTAATCTAACCCTTTCGCCATGACAGAACAAATCTCTCCTGCCGACATTCTAGCCGGTCTGTCTCTGAGTGAAAGAGAAGAACTCCTAGCCAACCTCTCACCCGAGACACTCGCCGTTCTCCGTTACAACTGGGAGTTTTGGGCACGCCCTAATCAGCTTCCTCCTGAAGGCGACTGGACGACGTGGCTGGTTCTTTCAGGTCGTGGCTTCGGTAAGTCCCGAATGGGAGCAGAGTGGGTCAGAAAGATAGCCAAAGAAAATCCCGGCTGTCGCATCGCCCTAGTTGCAGAAACAGCCGCCGACGGTCGTGACGTCATGGTAGAAGGCGAGTCCGGACTTCTAAACATCGATCCTACACTCTCGTCTGACAGCTACCAGAAGACGAACAGAAAAGTCGTCTGGCCTAACGGTTCAATCGCCTATCTCTATAACGCAACCGAACCAGACCAACTCCGTGGACCTCAGCATCACTTCGCTTGGGTCGACGAGCTAGCCAAGTTCAAGTACGTCCAAGAAACTTGGGACCAGCTTCAGTTCGGACTCCGTCTCGGAAGCCACCCTAAGCAAATCGTAACGACGACTCCTCGTCCTATCCCAATCATTAAGAAACTCCTGAACGATCCAGATTGCGTCATCACAAAAGGCGCAACCAAGGATAACATGGCTAACCTCGCGGCACCGTTCATCAAACAGATTTACGACCGTTACGAAGGAACCAGACTCGGTCGACAGGAACTCGAAGGCGAAGTCCTAGAGGATATTCCGGGTGCTCTTTGGTCTAGAACCAGCATCGACGAAGCCCGTCGTCCAGAGGCCCCTGAGCAACTAGATCGCATCGTAATCGCAATCGACCCTAGCACTAGCTCTGAAGAACACTCAGACGAAACAGGGATAGTCGCGGTAGGATGTTCTCGCGACGCCGACGGTTACAACAGAGGTTACGTCCTAGCCGACAGGTCTTTGAGGGGAACCCCTGAAGAATGGGCCAGAAAAGCCGTAGCACTTTACAGGGAGTTCGAAGCTGACAGAATCATTGCTGAAAAGAATCAGGGCGGGGAAATGGTCGAGGCTGTCATTAGGGCAGCGGATCGTAATGTTCCGGTTACTCTTGTCCACGCTTCCCGAGGAAAGGCTGTCAGAGCTGAACCTATCTCCGCACTATATGAACAAGGTCGCGTCCACCACATTGGACGATTTGACGAACTAGAAGATCAAATGTGTACGTTCTCCGCCGACTACGACAGAAAGCACGGATCGCCTGACAGGATGGACGCCCTAGTTTGGGGTCTGTCCTATCTCTTCGAACGACTCACAGGACGTCGCCGTGTCGTAACGAAGGTGGAAGACAACGAATACACACTAAAAGACATAACAGGACGAATCAAAAATGACGTCTACAAAGGTAAGTCTGACACAGCTTGGATGGGTATGTAATGGCAATTGACACCGACAACGACAACGACGTAGATTTGGAAAAGGGCGAGCGCCTGTCGCTTCAGCTTTCCGAACGTGACGTCGATACGCCGTCTGACAGTTACGTCCCTGAGGGTTTCGACACAGTCGAAGACTATCTGAAAGACCTTCGTGAGACTTACAAGCTCGATCTTCAGGCTGACGACGACAACCGTGTAGCTGCAATGGAAGACAAGAAGTTCACTGCCGGTGAACAGTGGGACCCTCAGGTTCTTCTTCAGCGTCAAGGGCTTCCTTGTCTAAAGATTAACACGATTCCACAGTTCACTGCCCAGTTAGTAGGCGACTGGCGAGAGAATAAAATCTCAGTCAAGGTTCTTCCTGCTGAAGGCGGTGACAAAGACACGGCTGACGTACGTGCCGACTTGATTCGAAGCATCGAAACTAAGGCTCGTGCCCAAAGAGTCTACAACAACGCCTTTGAATCAATGGTTCAGTGCGGTGACGGAGCCTTTAGAGTCTCTGTTAAGTACTGTGGTGACGACGTATTCGACCAAGACATAACTGTTTCGCCTATCGACGACGCCTTGTCTGTCGTTTGGGACCGCATGTCGACTGACATCACAGGCAGAGACGCGAATCACTGCTTCGTAGACGACATGATTCCAGAGAACGAGTTCAAAACCCGCTGGAAAGACGCCGATCCTTCTCTTCTGAGCAAGGGCGACAAGAATATGTTGTCCGCCGAAGGCTGGATTGACAACAAACTCGTGCGTGTTACAGAACACTGGCGGTTGATTGAGCGTCCTAAGACTCTTATTCTCTTCAAAGACGGGACTATGTACCCTATCGACTCTGAAAAGAGCGCCATAGACCCTAAGGTTGTAGACGCTTTCATCGAAAAGCACGGTGATGTAGTCAAAATGAGGAACGCTCCGTGTACTTACGCACAGATGCACCTAGTTACAGGCTACAAAATCCTCGCCGGACCTTACGAATGGAAGCTAGACAGGCTTCCTATCATCAGAATGATGGGTCGAGTCACTGTCGTAGGAGACAGACGGGTCCGTTACGGCCTAGTTCGGGACATGAAAGACCCGATTCGTTACAGAAATTTCGTTCGTAGCGTCGCTGCCGAACAACTCGGCTACGCCCCTAAGGCTCAGTGGATTGCGCCTGAAAGTGCGGTCGAAGGACGTGAAGACGCCTTCCGTAAGGCCCATCTTACTCGCGATCCTCTCCTGATTTACAACGACGACGCCGAGGCTCCGCCTGAAAAGATCGAGCCACCGACGATTCAGACGGCTTTGCTCAACGAAGCCATGGTTGTCACGCAAGACATTAAAGACGTCACAGGTATTCACGACGCCTCCTTGGGAATCAAGAGCAACGAGACGTCCGGTAAAGCCATTCAGGCTCGTCAGCGTGAAGGTGACGTCTCAGCCCTGACTTACTACGACAACGGTAACGCCGCCGTCCTTGAAGCAGGCGATGTAATCAACCAGTTGATCCCACAGATTTATGACGGGACTCGAATCGTCCGTATCATTGGTGAAGACGAGTCGACTAAACTAGTTTCCATCAACGATCCGATGGACCCGAACTCGCCTAATCTAGCAACTGGCAAGTACGACGTCGCGATTTCAACCGGAGCGTCTTACACGACTCGCAGAGCCGAAGCCGGTGAAGCCATGATGAATGCTATTCAGGTTTGGCCACAGCTTATGGGTGTCGCCGGTGATCTCGTAGTCAAGGCTCAGGATTGGCCGGGTGCAGAAGAACTCGCAGACCGTCTAATCAAGACGATTCCTCCTGCGTTGCTGTCTGACAAGGAGAAGCAGGAAGTCGGAAATCAACCCGACATGAATGCCATTATGCAGCAGCAGGCTCAGCAGGGTGAGCAGTTGCAGAATGCGATGAAGGAGCTTCAGAAGCTTCAGCAAGAGAATCTCATGCTCAAGACCAAGGCAGCCGCTGAGGAACAGAAGGCCGAGATCGAAAAGTTCAAAGCTGAAACCGACAGGCTTGTGGCTTACGCCGACATAATCAAGGCCGGTGACGAAGCCAATCTGCGACAACTAGAAATTCAGGCCGAACAAGCCGACTCAATCCATGGCAGGATTATGGACGTCGCTAACATGGCCAAAGATACAGAACAATTTAATCAGCAGCAAGAGCTGGCCAACCGCCAGCAGGACGCTGACGAAGCACAAGCTTCATCGGACGAGAAGGCCTCAACCCAACCTTCCGAATAATCCGCAACTGGGAACGCCCGAAAGGACGCACTTATGACTGACGACAACAGTAACGCCTCTAACGAGGAGAGTATTGTCGATATTGACAACGACCTCAACGCTTTCGAAAAGGACTTCTACAACAAGGCTGATGAAAAGAAGCCGGTAGAAACTGACGAAACCCCTGAGGACGAAGTCGAAGACACCGGGGACGATGCCCCCGCACCCGACGAAGACACAGATGCCGACAACGAGTCGGATGAAGACCCTGACGCCGAAGAGGAGTCTGAGGACGAGGAACAGGACGACGATTCTGAACCTGAGCCGAAGGCTAAAGGAAAGGGTAAGAAGTCTTTTCAGGAACGCATCAACGAGTTGACTCGAAAGGCTCGTGAAGAAGAGCGCGCTAAGATTGCCGAACAGCAGGAAAAGCAAGCCCTTCTGGCACGTCTAGAGGCCCTAGAGAAATCTCTCAACAAGGACACCAAGTCCGAGTCTGTTAAGGAGAACCTTCCTCAAGGCGCTCCCTCGCCCGATCAAGTAAACGAAGACGGTGAACCTAAGTATCCACTGGGTGAATTCGATCCTTCATTCATTCGCGACCTGACTAAGTTCACGATTGAAGAAGAGCGTAAGGCAGCCAAAGAAGCCGAGGCTAAAGAAGCCGAGGTCAAGGCTGTCGAAGACGCCAAGAACGAACTCAAGGTTTCGTGGAATACTAAGGTCGACGAGTTCGAAGAAGAAGTCCCCGAGATTCGCGAACACATCGCAGACCTCGTAGACAGCTTCCAGAATCTCGATCCGTCGTATGGTGAGTATCTCGCCATGACGATTATGTCATCGGACGTTGGACCTCAGATTATGGAGTACCTGTCTCAAAATATCGGCGAGGCTCAGAAGATTGTTGGTTCTGGTCCTACTGCTGCTACTCTTGCGATTGGACGCTTAGAAGCTAAATTGGCTCGTCCGGCCCAAGATGAAAAGCCCAACAAGAAGGTGTCTGCCGCTCCCGAGCCTCCGGTAAAGACGACTAAGGGTCGTTCTCCGACTCCGGTTCGTGGCGATACCGAAGACCTAAGTGCCTTCGAGAAAGCATTTTACAACAAGTAACTTGTTTAAAAGCGAAGGCAATCAACAACCAGAAAGGAAAATAGCTAATGGCTACTAATACTGTTGACCAGTCAAAACTGGTCCTCAATGCCTTCGCTGCTACGTTCCAGAATAACCTGCTCGCCGCTGACACTGTCAGTTGGAAGCAGTACGATTCTGAAATGAATGATCGTAACGGACTGAAGGTTTCTGAACAGGTTGGCCCGCGTTACCTCGTGAACTCCACGACTAACGGTGTCGCCGATCTGTCCGCAGGCGTTCAGGATTCGACGTTCGGTTCTGAGCAGTTCGTTGTGAACAAGACCTTTAACGCTTCCATGGGTTGGGGCGATTTCGTGAAGATTCGCGACATCGGTGATGCCCGTGAGTCGGAGGCTCTTCGCAACGCAGCTACTCAGCTTGCTGAGCAAATCGACGCCTACGTTCTTCAGACTGCGGCTTTCGCGGCCAACAACGAAGTCGGCACTGCCGGTAACAACGTTGCCACGTATGCCGACGTCCTGAATGCGTACACGCGACTGAAGGAGGAAGGTGTCGACGACGCTGATCTCCGAATGGTTCTGTCTTACGCTGACAAGCAGGCCCTCGGTACGACCGTGGTTGCCTACACAGCGACTGACAGTCTGTCGACTCAGACGTTCCGTAAGGGCTTCGAGGGTGAAATCGCCGGTCTTCCGACGATGTTTACTCAGCAGCTCTCTAACATCACGCCGGGTACTCGTACCAACGGTGCGGTGAACGGAGCGAACCAGAACGTCTCGTATGCCTCGGTTGCTGTCTCGGGTGCGCCCGGTCAGTACATGACGCAAACGATTGCGGCTGACGGTTTCGGTGCTAACGCGACCATCAAGGATGGTGAAATCTTTACCATCGCTGGTGTCAACGCGTGGGATAACCGACTCCAACAGAGCCTCGGTCGGCTTCAGCAATTCCGCGTCATCGGTGATACGACTGCGGACGGTACGGGTGCGGTTGCCGCGCTTCGCATCTTCCCGGCGATTATCATTGCTGACACGAATAACAACAGTGCCCACCGTACTGTTGACGTGAAGCCCGCTGATAACGCCGTCATCACGTTCCGTGGTACGGCTAGCACGGCTTACAAGCCGCGTGTCCTTATCCAGAAGCAGGCGATTGTGGTCAACACTGCTGACCTCATTACCCCGGCCTCTGATACGGCTCGTCGCCAGCAGTTGACGAAGGTTCCGCTTTCGGTTCGAATGTGGCAGCACAGTGACTTCGCGACGGGTGCCCACAGCATCCGATTCGACGTCGCTCTCACTGCTAACGTCCGTGACCGTCGTCGGATTGTTCGACTGAATGGTGCGTAATTATAATGGTTGGAGGGGGGCTTCGGCTCCCCTCCGATTATTCTGAAAGGTTTGAAATATGTCACGCACTGTTCCTTCTAAGGCTAACGCAGCCGCCCTGCTCACGCTTACAGCCGCTAACGCCGCTGCCGCACCTACGTCTTCAGATATCGACGTAAGCAACTACGGCGGCCTCAATCTTTACGTAAACATTTCGGCAATCACTGGGACTACTCCAACTCTGACTGTTACCGTTCAAGGCAAGGATGACATTTCGGGAACGTACTACACAATCCTCGCTAGTGCCGCCCTTAACGCAACGGGACTTACGGTCCTTAAAGTATATCCCGGACTCACTGCTGCGGCTAACACCGTGGCTAACGACGTCCTTCCGAAGACTATTCGAATCCTAACTGCCATTGGGGGTACTACTCCGGCAGTGACTGCAACTATCTCTCCCGTCTTTATCTAAGGAACATTGAATGTCCGCTAAGCAATTGATGCTCCCTGCCAATAGGGCGTTCGACAGTAATGGATTTCCTGAAGCAGGAGCCACAGTCAAGCTTTACGAGAGCGGGACTACGACTCCTGCTAATTTTTATGCCGACTCTGCCCTCACCATTTCGCTCGGTTCAACCCTGACTGCGAATGCTGCGGGCCGTCTTGTCATACCTGCTTATCAGGACTCTGTGACTCCTTTCCGCATAAAGATTTTCGATGCGGCTGGTGACGAACTAGACGACATTGATCCTTATTACTTCGGGGCCGCTTATTCAGTAATTGAGACTACAGCTTCTACTAACGTAGCGTCACGAACAGCTATGGCGGCGATTAGCGGTGTCGCTGGTGCAGTCGTAAACTTGACTGAAACAAACAGACAAGGTGCCTTCATATTTGACAGCTCTAATCTGTCCGCAAGAGTTACGGCAGACACGCTTCAGGGCATTTACGTCGCCCCTTCGACTGATCCTACCGGAGCATCGGGCGCGTGGGTTCGCATGTTCACCGGCCCCGCCGACATTCGTTGGTTCGGGGCTTCTGCCACTGGAACACCGGCGTCTAACAAGACAGCCATTCAGGTTGCAATCAACGTCGCTGGCTACATCAGCATTCCCGCAGGATACAC